TCGTCAACTTTGCTCCAAGATCAGCTAGAGAACCTGTGATGTTGGAACAGTTGTATAGGTTGAGGTAATACGTTATCTTCGCTCCAAGATCAGCAAGAGAACCAGTGATGTTGGAGCAACTGTTCAAATTGAGATAATACGTTAGCTTCGCTCCAAGATCAGCAAGGGAACCAGTGATGTTGGGACAATAATTTAAATCGAGGTAATACGTTATCTTCGCTCCAAGATCAACAAGAGAACCTGTGATGTTGGAACAGTTGTATAGTCTGAAATAGTATGTTAACCTCTTTCTAAAATCCTTAAGGGAAAACGTTACAATAGTCGGGTTACTTAATACATTAAACTGAATGCTATTATCCGCCAGATTCGAACAAAGTAGAATTGTTTTCCCTGTGCTGACCGTATTATTCACGGTGTTACCTGCAACGATAGTCCCATCCGGCAATATCCAACGCGTATTTTTTCCGTTTGTGACTGTTATGTTCAATGTTCCGGCAGTATGGGAAAGGGAAAAACTTTCTATTCCTATTCTTCTTTTATGAAACATATTTACACCATCGGGGTAAAACGAATGGTTACCGTAGCCCCATCAACCACTTCAGTGGCTACGATCTTTATAAAATTCGACGAAATAATTGGAATAGCTATCGATCTTGAAGAATTAATACCTGTAAAAGAAATCAGAGCATTGTATGCGTCATATAGAGGTACAAATGTACCTCCTGAAACTGGGCAACCCAGGAGATCTATCTGCCATGTTCCAGAACCGGATATTATCTCGATGTTTATTTCTCCAGCATTAAATCCACGGCAGTCAATTTCTGCGCTGGTAGCCGTAGCCGTAATGGCGTTGTGTGCTACCGTTATGCCGCCCTTGTTCATCTTACTAACGTTGATTGTATCAAATTCCGATGAAATGGAAGTGACAAGGGTTGTGGGAACTGGTGTAGTATCTGGCAAATCTGTTTCACCAAGAACAATTCTATCATTCAAAATATTTTTATCTTCAGATCTAGAATGAAAAGATTCCATATTAATTACTCCTTATCTCTTATAGTATAACTTATCCACAAGATCTTTTATATCTTTTATATTCTCTTTCATATTATTAAAATCTTTCTGGATTAAATCAATTCTCTTATCTAAAGAATCGTTCTGTCGAATTTTTTGAACCTCGGCATTTACATATGGACGAACTATAAATCCCCACAGCATAAAAATTGTGGAAATTATAGCTGTATAAAATTTTATCCACCAATCAAGATTTATCCAAAAATTTTTTATTTGTTGGGTCATAGTCAACCTTTTAAGATAATAATCCACTAAGAAGATAAGTTGCTGAAAATATATAAAACCTTTCATTTTGAAAAATTAAATGAGGTCGCCCAATACAGGAACAATAGGAAATCCCAGTAACTCCAGGAAATCCTTTTTTATTTGATATTAAGTTATGAATAGATAAAGAGAAATCTTCTGAATCCTTGTATGATAAATCATAAGAAAGAATTTGAATTGGTTGTCTTATCAATCCAGACTCTGAATCAGTACCACCAGCAATGCTTCTGATTAACATATGTTTTACATCAACATCTAGAGGAACCACTCCAATAAAGATAGAGACATCCAAAACTAGAGATAATTGAGTTGAGATATAAGATGCTAATGATGTTAATAACATAATCAGTCCTCAGAAAATCCAGATTTTCCTAAAAAGTCATTTAGTATTGATGTATAAGAAGTTTCATTACTTGAAGTAAGAATTCCAGATGAGATAATTCTAAGGTAGTTCTCTCCATACATAAGCAGTTTAGAAATAACCCAATGACTTCCTGTATCTGGGGTATGAAATTGATAAGGTTTTCCTTTAGGAGTTATTCCTTCATGAAGAGATGCTGCATAAGGTTTTTCAACTCTAAGAGTTCCTTCAGTCCGATCACCAGATCTTTTTGCAGGTATAACTTTATGACTCCCTATCAAATCTCCACTATCGACAGGACATTTAGGAACAGCTGTTATACAATCCTGTAAAAATTGTCCCATAGCCTTATCCACAGCACCAAGAGATTGAGCAACTTCTTTTGATACTAAATGAATCAATTCTCTCTTGAAAGAATTAGTATCAAATCTAATTTTAAAAGGTTGATTTGGAGGAGAGATGTCTGTCCAACTCATTTTAAAAATACCTCATAATGATGAATAATACCAAATCCATCTCTTAGGGTATTGATTGATTCAATTTGGTAAACCTTCCCATTAATTGATATCTCATCAGAAAGAGAAGGAGCATCATCTGGATGGAAGAATAACTGCGTTTTACAAACTAGATGATCCCCAGTCTCATCTCTAATAATTCTTTTATATTCAGAGATTTGACAAGGGACATCTAGATCAGTTCCAGTTACAGTTCTTCCAGAAGAGTTCTTTGTAACATGTAAAATATTAACTTTTGATTTTAATAATCTTTTATTGATTGTTGTCATGCATACCTCTTGAAAATCGAGGTTGAACAATATCAGTATCTAATGTAAAAGCTTCCTTTCCTGAAATAGTTAAAGATGAAGAAAAAGGATACGATCCAGAAGTTAGATGTCCATATTCAATAGCCATAGATTTGAAATGATTTACAAGTGATGCTGAATCTTCGCTGTAGTCACCAATTTTAACCTTCTTCTCGGATAATTTATTTGCAATAACAATACAACATTTCGCCAATCTAGAGTTGAGGGAGGAGAACTCACTCTGGATTATTGCAATTTCTTCATCGAGAAGGTAAGGATTATTCTTATCAGTGTCTCCAAGTTCGAGACGAATTCTATTCAATTCAACATCTAAACTTTCTGGATCGTATGTGAAACTCATATTAGTCTCCAAAATTACGAGGTAAGAGTTCTCCCTGCAGCAATAGCATTATTAATGAAGACTCCACAACCAGGACATATCAGCTTCTGTGTCTCATAAAAACTACCTTCTATTCTAACAGCTTTAATAGTTGGCATATCTAATCTAGCGATAGTAGCAGGAAATTTTTCTCCACCAGTCCCACCAAACTGGGGACGATTCCATCGAATGGTATAACCTCCAGTAATTTGATATTTAGATGGATTAGGAGCAGCATATACAAGTAAAGCTCCATACTGATTGAGAAGGTAACCAAGATCAGTAGCAGCGCCCTCAGCATTATTGGCAATCAAAGCTGAGGCTACGAGATATTTATCAACTTCAAAAATTTCAGCTAAAAGCTTTTCTGTAATCTTTGCTCCTGGAGTTGTATACTTGTAAAGATCCTTAATAGTTGGATGAGTTTTAAGAGCCTTATGAACTCTCTTAGAAACAAGAAGGACATTGGGTTCCTGGCCTGTCCTAAGATGAACTTGAGATTTCAATCCTTCAACATCATCAACAGGAGTTGAACCACTTAGATCCCAACATTTAAATTCATCTTCACCAGGAGTATCTGTAACTCCAGTTACATCAAGATCCCAAACTCCTGTTTTGAAATAAGTATTTCCAAAAAGAGATTCTCTTTTAATCCGAAATTTCTCTGTTACAATACGAGTTGCATCAGCCTCAAGATTGAATGGATCATCGGTGTTATAAATATCATCTTGAGCAATATCCTGATGATAACCATACTCAGGACAGAAGTAACTAGATGGTGTTGCAACACCAAATCCACCACCAGCTGATTCAGTTAAAGGAGCCCTAACTTGAGCTTCGTCACGAAACATATCCTCAGTACGGTAGATGGCAATCTGATCAGATTGTTTGTCAACATTAAGAACAGGAAATACTTGATCAGAAACGTAAGCACTAGGTGCATTCATATATTGAATACTAACATTAGATAACAATTTATCAATGTGTAGATCTCTACTCGTTGGTTCAGGCATTAGACATTCCTCCCAGGTTCAAGAAGAAATGATGCATATTCATTCTGAGAATTCTTTGACATAAAAATACCAAGAATTCTATCAGTAGATGTTGTCGTCATAACCACAGTTCCTGCAGATGCTTTACCTCTGGCTCCAATGGTACAACCTCCAGGGCCAACCTTAACCTTAGTCATCTTGCCACAGGCATGACGAATGGTGCAAGGTTCTCCAGATTTAGGTTTATTCTGAAGAATACCAAGAGCGATAGTCTCAGTACCATCAGCAAGATAACACTTACCATCTGAAGCAAGAATTCCTACTGGACAGAATTGATAATTGTCAAGATCTTCCCCAGCAAGAAGATTTCCAATATCACTTGGATTTATTTGTTCCATACTAAAGTCTCCTTAATAGATTAAGCAACAAAAGTATATGGTCTTCTTTTCATATGATCTTTATATAAATCCGGATTTGCTTTCAATACGAAATTGATAGCCTTATCCAGAGAAAGATTAGAGTCTTTCTTCATCTCTTCCTTTGCAAGAACCATAATTTTATCATCAGAAGTTTTAAAATTTGATCCGCTACCAGAAGATCCAATTTCAGAAAGATATCCAGCTTCTTTAATCATAAGAGTATTCTCTTTAATTCCATCAAAGTATTCTTGAGCTATTTCCTTATCAAGTTTTTCCAACTTGATGAAACGATCAACCATTTTATCAAGATCTCCGATAGCTTCAATCTCATTAAACATTTCTCTCACTTCAGCTCTTCGGAGTTTTCCTTTTGTTTCACTATTATCTTTTCTCTCCTTCTCAAGAGTTTCCTGAGTGGACTTGAGATCCTTCTGCATTTGAAGAACTTGATCTTTAAGAAGCTTAAACTCAGGGGAGGCCTTGGAATCTTTTTCCAACTCTTCCCTGATCTCTTTTCGGAGATTCTCTTTAAGTTCAGCCTCAAGACCCTTCTTAAGATCTTCTTTATTAATCTGTTCAGGTTTTGGAACATCTTTTAAAAGAGATTCAACAGTTGCTATAAATTTCTTACAATCTTCATCAGAAGATTTATCATTAAGAAGATTAAACATAATACTGACAACAGGATAGAGATCAAGTCGATCTTTCAACATTTCCTTGATGAGAGATTCTCTTTTACCAGAATCCTTTTCAGAGATAATACTTTTGAGTTTAATTAAGTCCATGTCAGTCTCCTTGAAGAGGAAGAATCTCTTCTTGTTAGCAGGATTGATGGCCAGTGATACTTCTTCAACATAAGGTTTAATACGTCTAGCCATAAGGTCTCCTAAAATTAAAGTTTAAGTTTTCCAAACAAATTAAAAGTTTAAAAATTAATCATTCAATTTTTCACAAATATATTTAACATCTTCAATTGAAACATAATCATTAATGGGAAGACAAAGATAGTTAAATTCAACAGAATTCATATTTGAAAGATCCAACCTTTCCCCTCCAAATACTTTGAAGATATCATTGCGGATATGAGCAACATTAGTTTCAATTCCAGCAGAGTGAAGTTTTTCGGCAATAGTATCTCGATCTTTAATTAAAATCATAAAAAGCCAATTAGCTGACCTTGGGTCAACTGTAAGAAGTTTAACTTTCTGATTATCTCTAAGAAGATTCTTGTAGAGATCAGACAGAATCTTTCTATGTTTTAAACTAGAATCAATAGTTTCCAACCCAATGAGACCAATACAAGCATCAATATCTGTTGGTTGATATTTATATCCCATTTCCTCTTGATCAAATGTAATTCCTCTTCTATCCCAAGCTTGCCAATTCTTTTCTGCTTTTTGATCTCTATCTATTGAAAACCATCGAAGTTTCTTGGCTCTCTGATAATCTTCTTTACTCTTACAAACAAGTAAACCACCATCTCCAGTGGTCATTGTCTTGATAGCTTGAAATGAAAAGCAAGTAAAATCTCCATATCCAACAGATGGATTACCAAGTGCCTGGCAAGCATCCTCAATAAGTTTCAATTTATATTCATAGCAAATTGATTTTATTTCATTTCTATCAAAAACAGAACCACCTAGATGAACTTGAACAATAGCTTTTGTTTTCTCTGTTATTTTTCTCTCAACATCTTCTGGATCAATAGTTAAAGTATCTGATCGAATATCTGCAAAAATTGGTTTTGCTCCCATCCAAAGTAGAGGATGATTAGTAGCTGTACAGGTCAGTACTGGCACAATGACCTCATCACCAGATTGAATTCCAGCACAAATATAAGCAAGATGAAGAGCAGAGGTTCCAGAATTAGTCATAAGACAATTTGAGAGATTAAACTTCTCTGAAAATTTCTTCTCAAAGAGATCAACTTTATAGGCTTGACCAATCCAACGACTATAAAGAGTGTTTTGAATTTCGAGAAGAATTTTTTCTACATTCATTTTAGGTGGATGAAATAATGGTATCATTTTTTAATAGGAAGCTCCCCAAGATTGATGAATCAATTTTCATTCATAGAATCTTATTTGCTTGACTAAGCCCTTTCGATAAATAAAGACAAAGACAAAGGCAGTACACGCGCGCGCGTCTTCAACCAAACCCTTTCTTTCTCCAAACTCAACAATCAATTTAAGAGCCATAAAAATCTTGTTGAGACTTACCAACTCTATGATATTCATAAAAGAGATTCAAGTCCATAACGATCAATAAGCTCCTTTGTTAAAGGAATTTCTTCTTTGAAGAATTGTTCTTTCTCAAGAGCTGGTCGATTTGATATAGAGTTTCCAGAATTTGTAATTATACAGCAATTGAAATCCAATTCAAAAGAAGGAATTTTATCCCTGATAATATCATTAATAAATAAAGTATGATTATTATTTAGATAAAACCAATTAGGTTTTAATTCATTATCAATCCTTTCAAGATAAATTGCATTCCAAGTAGTAGAGTAATTATGATCAACAATACCAATCTTTCTTTGTTGAATATCAAACATATGACATTTTCTATTAAAAACAGCCCTAACTTTTTTTACATCTAATTGATTCAGAATTGCTACATAATCTTTTGCAAGGAGATCATCAGAATCACATCTCAGCATCCAGAAATTATCAATCCCTCTTTCATAAATCCATTTACCAGCTTCAATCATAGCATTAACTTGTTTTCTACCACAATCTGTAATAGGACAAGAATATGGAACAGAAGAATAAGAAATTTTTTCATCTAATAATTTTGGAAGTCTATCATAAAGTAAAGTTCTTTCTCGATCTTTAGGATCTGCAACACTGCACCAAGTCATATTCTCTATAGAATAATCTATATTAGGGATATCATGAAAAGATAAAAATAAACGAAAATTCTGATCAATTTGATTTCTAAGAGATGATAAAAATCCCTGAAAAGTTCTTTTCATCATTTCAGTATCTTTATATTTATTGATAGGTCCTAGACTTGATACAATGATTACCATTATAACCTCGAGAGTTCAACTGTTTTAAATAAAAATCTTTAACTTGAGGCAATTTCTCAAAATGTTCTTTTTTATTTAAATCTTCAACAGGGCCATATTTCCAACCTGTATTTAATTTTTCTTCCGTCCAACAATCATGTGACATACTAAGAAGTGCATCTGGATTTTCTAAATGCATCTATGATTGTTTTTGCCATTCAGGAGCATTCTCCCAATCTACTTGAGAATAATCTCCAATAGCTTCACAATAAGATTTATTTATTTGATGACACATTCTAGCAATATCTTCAATTTTATGACTCATTATTTCACCTTTTGCATAACCAACAAAGTATGAATTTCCTTTGAAGATCCATCAAACCAATCAATATCACTTTTTGAAATTTCAGAGTAATTTGGAAAAAGATTTTTATAATCATCAGAGGATCTATACCAAGTATAATCTGAATCCTCTATCCAGGGAGTCGTATTTTCATAAAGAATTATTTTACTACCAATATCAGTTATACGATCAAGCTCTTTACAAATGAGGAAAATTAAATCTGGATGAATGTGTTGTAAAACTGTCCAAGTAATAAATCCACCAAAGAACTTATCTTTAAAAGGAAGATGTTGCCCATCATAAGTCTGAAAATTTCCAGCAGAAACCAACTTCTTTGCTTGTTCTATTGGCCAAGATGCTAAGTCAACACCATAAAGCTCAGAACAAAATTTAATTAACATTTTAGAGATACGGCCATAACCACAACCAAAATCTAAAACTCTCTTATATCCAAAACAATTTTTAAATGTATTGGACATGAAAGATTCAATCTGCATTGTAGAATTGAGAAATTCATCTTCAGAAAGACAATTATTTCCCACAGTTCTTTTACCTTGTTTTGAATATCTCTTTTCCCAATATGTTTTGCGATCCTGAATTTGATTAGAAAACATTAAAACTCCTTTTAATCTTCAATAATCTCTTTCATACCACCAATACTAAATCCTATAAAGAAGTCTCCTGATTGAGTAGCTTCTAAAATTTCTTTATTGAGAATCTTAACTCCCATTACCCAGCTCCCTTCTTTAACTAATTGACCATCAGGAGCAATAAAATCACAAGGTGCAGAATAACATTCAACAATTTTCACATCCTTACAAAGAGTACCTGTTTGAGTTTTTATATTACCATGACTTAATTTAATATTTCGATAATTAATCATATAGTCATGCATAGCATCAAGAATATCATCTTTTGTCATATATTCATCATGAGCATCTACTTCATCAGGAGAAGCAACAACACCATAGATAATGTTACGAGATTTATCTTCCTTGAACATTTGAAAAGAAGGGGATTCTTCAAGATCTTTTTGCATCTTTCCATTAATTAGCCAAGAACCATCCTTATCTTTAGTATGCCCAGGCTTTCTAACCCAATCTCCATTGGAATTTTTCTCATGATGTCGTTTATAAGATGCCATACAAATTGCATATTTATCTCCATCACCAGAGAAGTTTAGAAGACAGGATTCATAATCAGACCCGTCTTCACCTTGCTTTATCTTATCGGGCATCTTCATTCTCCTTTCTTCGGTGTAGATAATCCAACCAGTGACATTAATAGTCCAACTACAATATTATCCCAAGGATTACTTGTCTTCTCAGCCTCTTCCCAAAGTTTAATCAGGGAGTCTGAAAGCATTTGACGAATTTGAGGAGAAACGGTATTAATTATTCTTTCAACAATAGGAATTAGAAGAGAGATCATCCAATCTTGCATGAGAGACTCCTTATCAAAAGATACTGAAATTCCTGTTTTATTTATTTTAGAAGAAATCCATCTAGGAAGTTTCATTCTGGATTTTCCGTATATTCAGATAATCTAGCAACATTTTTAAGATATCTTTTTACATTTTCATCAATGTCCAAGGCAGATATTCCAGGTGCCAATTTTGATACAAAATTAGATAATGTATTCAAATCAGGTTTTGAAAGTCTAGTATGAACAATATATGGAAGATTCTTTTCAGTTATACCATTAAGTCGAAAAAGAGATGGTATTGCAAAACGATTGAAAACAGAACAAATTGAATCTGCCCATCCTTCAAGGCAAAGAAAGAACATGTCGGTTAGATCCTTGGAGAGGGCGTAAGATCCTGTTCTTTCCATGCCAAGAAGAATAAATTCAGCTAAAACAGATGAAGCGATACTCTTGTTATAACGATTGATAATCTCAGTTGTATTAAATTGTCTCTTTCCTGGAGATGAAAGAAGCTCCAATTTCCAGCCAAATGGTAAAACAACTCCATCCTGCTCATCTCGACGAAGATTAGCAACCAATCTCTTTGCAGCATCCAATTGTTGCTTTTCCATTTCCCCATCAAAATTAAAATTATCAGGAAGAGTTAGGATTGGAATTCCAGCTAAATCCCTTTCACATCCAATAGCCTCAATCTCTTCAAGATTTTTCTTATAGTACCAATCATGATAAGCTGTTCTTAAAATTGATTTTCCTTCTGGATTGTCAGCATCCAACTTTGTACGAAATAGAAGAGCTTTCTGAATAGGAATAAATAAATATTGATAGGATGGTGCTGGATTTTGTACCATACCAAGAATGGAACCATTATCATCCAATTCCCACCTATCCATAGAATCTTGTTTTCTTAAAGCAATTTTATGCCAAAGAATTCTACCTTTTCTATCTCTTCGATAGACAATCTCAAAGTAAGCCCATCCATAGCGAAGCATAGATAGGATATCTCCTACCATATCATTCCAAGAATGAGTCATACCCTTCATATTTTCGGAGAGAAAAGATGTAAGTTGTTCACCAGAGCTTCCTTTAGGAGTCATTACTGACCATCTCATCTCTCGCATAGTTTGTTCAATGGCATAGAGACAAGCTCCAATGATGGAATCATTTTCAGACATCTCTCGATAGATTTGAATTCCTCTTCGGCCCTGAAGTTGAGGGAGGAACTCATCATAAAGATATCCTGAATTCCATCGAATACCTGATTTACCTATTTCAGCTAATATTTGATTTGGCATATTTATTTTTATAAATTGTTATAAAGAGTTTGATAAAGGAGTTTATCTACTTCTTTTTTGAGAGATAGAGCTTCTTTAAATCGTTCGACTAAAGCTAATGAATCTAATTCTGCCTTTTTATTTTTTGCTTTAGATTTAAATTTATTATTGATAAACCAATTAGCGTAGTCTTCATCAATATTCACAATTTCTGTTATTGTCTTACCTTTATGTTTTCCAAAATTTAACTTAAAGTAATCATTTATTAAAACACTGTTTCTAGGATTTGCTTTCAGATATTGTAAAAAATTATTACAAATTTCACAATAGACTAAAGAATGTAAACCTCTATGAATATATTTATTCTTAACTATTCCAACAACTACATCATTGCAATTTTCGCAATAATATCTTTTTTCATTTTTATATTTAAGATCTTTAAGATTTACTTTGATAAACATTTTATAGCTTCTTCTCAGTTATCTTCACTAAAAGATTAAAAGATGAAGAGTTCTTCTTTCGTTTCCACGGCTGAGATTCTCAGGCAAACACTTTATTGATTGCACTTGGCTTCGATCTATTTATTATGGTTCAATATTGAAATGTTTTTCTCATTTTTTACTCTGCGCTTCGATAATTGACACTTCCATAGCTGAGATTCTCAGGCAAACACTCTATTGAGTGCTTAACGCCCAACCACTTCGATAAATAAAGACAAAGACAAAAACAAAGACAAAGACAAAGACAAAAAACAAAGACAAAGGCAGTACACGCGCCCGCGTTTTTCAACCAAGTATTTTCTTTATTGTTTGTATTCCATAGGTTTCACAACCTCTGTTGGAATCCCAAAATTCATTCATTAATTTTGATTGTCTAAACAATCTATCAACTTGTTCAAAATTACCATTTGACCAGAATGCAAGAATTTTACAAAGGGCAAGATCTGCTTCAGATGAACTTTTATAATTAGAATAATCTCCATTCCAAAGAGACATAAATTTCTTGCCATTTTTTGCTTTAGATGCTTTTGCTAAAATTTGTGCATCTGTTAGTACTGGTCTATTTGTAGCTTTAATTTTTTGTATTGGTGGTTTCCTGAGATTGTATTCGTTAATTAAATCATCTAATTCTTTTTCTCGATTTTCAATATTTTTGGAAACCTTATCAAAACAATTTCCAGTCATTGCAAAAAAGCTATTCGAAAAATAGATCTCTAATCCCTTATTATTTTTCTTTCCAGAGCCAAACCTCTTTGCTTCAAGAATTATATGGAAACCAGAGCCAGAATAAGAATACTCCGTATAGGAATTTAATTTGTAGATAATCTGTTCTGCCCATTTCTCTATCAATCCATCTTTTACACAATGATCGAGGTCAATTCCAACAAAATCATCTTCTGAAGAGAAAACAAATCCAAGGCCGGCCCCAATACATCTATTTCTCTTCCAGGCTTCAACTGCCTCTTCATAGGATCTCCATGTTGAAGGGTCTGTGGTCGATGCCATTTTGTTACATCGGTCAGCCACCTTCGGCTTTTTATTGAAATGAATGATCCAATTCTTCTGATCTTTTAATTTCTGTGGAAAATTCATTTTCTTTTAAAACAACTCTCAGGTAGCTTCTTTTATAATGTATCTGAGAGTTAACTAGTTTAAACTATGAGAAAATCTGTGCCTTCTTGAATTCATAGAAAAAATATTTGATGAACTGCTCCAGGTTGATTCATGGTGAAACTCATTGTTGAGTGAGATGAGGGCTGTCGACAATGGGGATACACTCTTAATTTCTAGATCCGTATTATCTGCAAAGGCATACATCATAGAGTCTAATTCATCAGGAGATTTCATAGCCCGATCCATCATCTCTTCTTTTGACTCAATTTGAATCTTTTTATTACTACTATCCTTTTTTCTAATATCAGAGATTTGTTGAATTAGTTTTTCTGGCCAACTAGCTGACCAAATTGATGGAAGTTTCTGTCTAAGAATCCAATAGCCTTCCGCTCTAAGGTTGAGATAAAGATGATTTTCTATTGCTGATGCGGCACCAATAAAAGCGTAGATTTTGTCACCAAACTTACGCTTTAAAATATCACATACTCCTGCTCCGATGCCTGTCCCATCAAGTCTCACAATGGAGGGATTCCAATCATTGATGAGGGATTCAACCCAATTGGCTGTTTCTACTGTATCTTTAATTGAGCCCTTATTTCTCTTGTGCTGCTGAAAGGAAAGAATATTGGTTCCCTGTCTTATGGTAGCGAAACTGACTGATGAAGTTCGCCCAATGTCAACTCCGATCTGAATTGGACATTTTGGTGATTGAATCTCGTCTTTCTTTGAATTTAACATTGAGTCTACAAAATCAGGAGGAAATAAGAGATCATCGGAGGCTTCAGCAAATTCACCGAGAACCTTGATTCGATAAATTGGATGATCTTCTCCATATCTTTCTTTCATCATGTCAATATATTGCTGGGAGACTCTTTTAGTATCAAGACAGGAAACGTGCATTTTGAAATAGCGATTTCCAGTCTTTGGTAGATGAAAGACGTCAAAAAAGTAACCTTGTCTTCTGGTTGGATTTGATGTTAAGATAGCATAACTATTCTGACCGGAGAGAGCCCCTTCAAATGCAGGGATGATTGATTCGGGTACGCCCGAACATTCATCAATGATAAATAAAAGGTTATCTTCTGAATGGAAACCAGATAAACCTTCGGAAACTGCCCCATCAGGAGAAGTTGTTGCTGTTCGAGCCACAGCATACCAAGTTGGCTCATATCCTTTAACTGCTATTCTTTGGGCTGTCCAATCAAGAGTCTTCTGAAGATATTTAGATCTTTGTATCCAGCGGAAACATTCAGACCAAAGGAGGTCAAAAAGTTGATGCTGGCTGGGGGCCGTAGCTGGTACTTTTGACATTGGATGGGTGGTCAAAAACCAGATTAGGGCTAAAGAGATGAAAGCTGTTTTTCCAACTCCAGAACCTGATCTGATGGCAATGTATCGATGTTGAAGGAGAGCATCGAAGGCTTTCTTCTGCCAATCATCAAGGGAGACTCCGATGAAGTCCTCACAAAAGGCTTCTGGCCGTTCTGCATAGAAGGAGATGGCTTCAAATGATTTTTGTTTCTTAATCTCATCTTCGGCAGAACTTGAATCTCTTCTCAACTTCTTAATTGATTCTTCAAGGAGATATTCGGCTTGGAGACTTTCAAGATCTTGTTTCCTTTCAGAGGGATACCCTAGATGGGAATTTAACCCTACTTGGTTTCTCCAATCTTCTAAGGAAAGAATTCTTTTTTCTTCTTTTTCTGAATAGCAACTTTTCATTTTTTATTTTCTGTTCTTACATGAATGACTTCACAGTAAAAACTTATAATAATAGAGAACTGTCAATCAAAGGATTGTCTGTTTCTGAAGTTAACCATTTTTGAAAATTGAGAATTTAAATCTTTCAGGTTCTAGTTTGTTGTTTCGATTAGTTTTTTTGATTTTTCCATCTCAAGATTTTTTCTCTTTTCATAAATTTCTACAAGAGATTCAACGTCTCCGACAACTACTAGATGGTTGGCTCCTTTTGAGGAATGACCAGTCCTATCTAGGATATCTTGGGCTGCTTTTAGTTGGGTTGCTGGAGAGAGTTGCTCAAGGCCAACTCGACCAGATATGGCGGCTTTAGCACAGATGAGAGCTGCCATTGATGAGGAGGTTGCTAAGATGTCTTTGGCGTCTGCGCATCGAGATAGGATGCCAGAAAGGGCTTCCTCTTCACATGATTTTAAATAGTCTTGAAAGCCGTTTTCCTGAAGACAACTCTGGAGAGTTTCTTCTTCTATCTGGAGCTCTTCTAGAATCATCCAATCTGGATGATTGAGAACTTTCATTCGGGCAACCCACATGGCTTTTGGAGATAACTTTTTTTGTTTTTCCATGATAGATTCTTTCAGTGGAGTTTAATGATTCAATTAAGAGTTTCAAATCATTTGTTGCCATATCTAATTTTCTTTTGGTGGTTGCATCTCTCTAAGCTCTTAGTTCTTGTTACTGCTTAAAGTATAACTGCTCTGAAAGGTGGTGTCAATGTGATTTTATATTGGAGAGAAGAAATTAGCATCTGAGTGTGCTGTTGAAGCTAAAATTTTATGTTTCTTAGGAAAACTTAAAGTTTCTAATTTAATAGATGGATATTGAAAGAGACTAGCTGCGGGAGAAGCTAGTTTGAATTTTGAATTAATTTTGTAAGGGTGCCGCTCAGGGTCAGGATCGAGAAATCTTGCAGAAAGTCAGTATTCATGC